ACACATCCGTCGTCACCTTGCACAAGACAGTTAGTCGCTTTCGCATATATCCACATGATAAACGCAAATACTGTTTCCAATAGGTTAGTCCACTCTGAACCACTAATTAAAGAATGTTCAGCGATACTTTCCCTGAGAGACCCGTCCTCAAGCGGAAATATAATCGGAGTATCGGCTATGTACTCGATAATCTCACGAAGTTCTTTCCAATATTGCTCTTGAAATGCATATTTGAGCACATCATATGTCTCGAGCATACACTTCTTGTTAAATCTCTGGTCCATACCAGTGAAGTCAGAGCTTAGGATTGTCGCTCCTCCTTGATCTAACTTTTCCCGTGAATCGACTCCTTTGTTCCCGATCAACATTGCAGTCATTGCGTGGCGTACATGCTCGTTGCCTTCCCAAGCGCTAAAGGCTGGTAGATTTAATTTTCGTATTGCATCTTGAACAACCATCGAATAAGCAGCTCCATGTACATTCGTTGCGAATGAAGTCATGAAGATTAGACGAGTTTTGCCCCTTGTAGAACGTTCGCCTAATATGGCAGGTTGTTTCCAGAGCTCTCCAGATTGATGCTGTAAACAAGCATCTATAACTTCCGGATTGTTGCGGCGTCGGAAACTCACTCCCGGCAGGAACCCACAGTTGCTAATTAGCTTCTGATCGTTCTTGAGTAAGTCCACAACTCTACGATGAGACATCGGTCGGAGACGCCTGCTAAAGTGCAGCATTGTGATAGCCTTCTTCTTAGCGTCAGCCCATTCAGCGGAGGAAAACGTCATATTTTGTATATCAAGATCTGGGTGTCTATCTTTTCCATCCTGTTCCCCATACACGCCGAAGTACTCTAAAATTTTCGGATATAGTGAGCTGATAGCAGGGTGACCTCCCTGAGGTCCAACTTTCGACTCGGCTCGTAAGTCATCTTCAGCAATTACACTATAGATACCTCCTCGTTGCTTCAGACTGTCGAGCATTGAGCGAACCTGGGTGGTCAATTGTTCAGGAGAATGTGAACTATACCATTTTGATCTTGGGGTTGGATCTGCTGGACGAGCAAGATTAGTGACAAATGGGGTGAAACCCTGAGCTAGTTGGAGCTCTTTCTTCCACACAAGTCTTAAAGGTTTGGAAACCTTCTTGATAGATGCCACGGGATCTTTAGTTAATTGTACAATTTGTCGTACTGTATTCTTCATTTTCAGTACTCCTTTCTTTGTCTGATTGAGCCTCAAGAGCGTTTAACTCGGCTTGCTTCTCATATTTAGGCTGTACTTCAATTTTCACCTTCTCAGCTTCTAAGCTACAAGCTGGAATCAAGCCTGCATTCATGCAGAATAAGCATGTCATTACAAGACAATGCTTCACTTCTTTCTTCGCTACTAAACTATCCTTCATTTCATGCCTCCTTTCATAAATTCGCAGATTAAAGGATCTTAAAGTAAATTAATTATGCGTCCTTGCTGATCATGATCGTGCCCAGACCGCCCACCGCAACATATTTGTCCTGAACGTCCTTCACAACCGTGATG